CCCCGTCAGCCGCCAGCAGCAGCGCCCGCGCACGGACCACCACCCGATGCGGCAGCTTCGACGAACTCGCCAAACTCTGTAGCTCAGCGCGCTGTTCATCGGTCATTGACAGGGGCGGGGCGAATCGGTACATGCCTCAGCATAACCCAACTACTGGCAGTTATTTAAGAGTCACTACACTAGCCGGTGGTAGAACCGTCGCTCGGGGAGGGCTCGGATTTTCCCGCCGCAGCCTCCACGTCTTCCTTCCGCAGACCGGACAGACGCTGAGCGACGGCACCGATCCGCTCGAGGACAGCGCCGTTCTTCCTACCGAGCTCCTTGACCTCCTTGTCGCTGTACAGGCGCTCGAAGTTCTCGTCGACGAGCGACTTGGCGACGAGCTTTGCCAGCTGGTCGGCCATGTTCATCCGCTGGACGTTGCCGTTCGGGCCGAGGACGACAAGGCTCGCCTGGTAGGCGTTGCGCTCAGTGCCGGACATGCCGAGGACGCGGACGGTGCCGCCCCACTCGGGCACGTCGACGTCTTCCCACGCCCGGTCGTCGGCGGCGGTGATCTGGTCCTTGCTCAGAAGAGCCATGCGTGCAGTCCGTCCTACGAGATGGTGGGCTTACCGGTGACCTTGAACGTCAGGGACGCCGCGGCCTTGTCGTCATACGGGGACTCCGGTTCGAACCCGGTGATGATCGCCCCGAACGTCCACGTGGTGGCCGCCGCGTCGGGGAAGACGATCTGGTAGTTGCGGGGTTCGACGTCGTCGAAGTCGTCGACGAGCACGTCGTGCAGGTCCGGCTGGTAGTTGATGTCGACGGACACCTCGCCCGGGTCCTTGAGTCCGCCGAGGAACTCCATCCATCCGTTCGGCGAGCCGTGCGAGGTGACGTCGAGGGTCTCCCTGGACAGGCCCGGCCCGGACAGATTGGTGATATCGGCGAGTGGGGTGAAGGTTTCCACCTCCTCGCCGTCGCCGCGCTTGAGCTGAACTCCGAAGCCGTCCATACCGGCCATGGGGTGCCTCCTGGGCATCAGAAAACCCCGAGCCAGGAGGCACGGGGCGAAAGGGTGGTCGAGGGGTCAGTGCTGCTCTGTGACGACCCGGTACCGCAGAACCAGGTGCCGGATATCGCCCGGCGGCTCGGGGTCAGTGAGGGTCTGAGAGAACTCGAACCGTGTGGCGATCCAGTCCACACCGGGGATCGTGAGCGGCTGGTGATCCAACAGCGCCGTGATCCGGGCGCCGATCGCCAAGGCCTGCGCGTAGCCGCGGTACTGCGACCACACGTGCAGCGTGATGACCGTCTGCCGGCCGAACCCGCCGTGCCGGTTGTCCGGCGTCTCGATGGCCTCGCCGATCACGATGAACGGATACGGCACGTCCTCGGGCAGGTAGTCGTACACGGCATCGGCCATGTCTGTGAGCGTGGCGTCTCCGGTCAGGACGGCCAGTACGGCGCCCTGCACGGGGAGCATCGGGGACGGGGCGGTAGTCATGGCATCGCCCTCCTCACCTCGGCCTGAATCCGGGCCGCGATCTTGGTGCGTTCCGCTTCGAGCGCCGGTCCGAGCGCGGGTCGCGCCGGGATGCGGCGGGTGCCGTGCTCATGCAGGGAGGCGTACAAGTCATCAGCGTCCCACCACCCGACCTCCGCGCGCAGCTTGTCGTTGCGGAACCGGGCCTTCACGCTGTGCTGCAGGTTGCCCGTGTCGACCCGCACGTTCCGCGCCGTCTCGGTCCGGACCGCCTCGGCCGATTCCTTCAACGCCTTGAACGCGGCCTGGCGGATCACCGGAGCCAGCTCCTCCAGGCGCTCGCGCAGCGCGTCCAGTCCCTGGATCTCCACCCGGATCGGGCCGCCCCCGCCCCCGCGCCCGCGCCCGCCTCCTCGGCCACGCCGCCTGGCCATGCCCGCCCCTACCTCTTGCGCCGGTCGCGCCGGAGTGCGGCCAGCTCGCCGGCCACAGCCAGCATCCCCCACGCCAGAGCGCGCGGGATGTCGACGTCGACAGTTCCGAGACCGAGGAAGTCCTCTGCCCGGCAGCGTGCTTCATGCGGCTCGGTCTTCGGCAGCCGCGACGCGGCCTCCCCTGGCATCATGCGCCCAGCTCGAGGACTGCGACGGTCACCTCGGTGACCTCGTCATACGTGATCGCCGCCCGGCCCGACGTTCCGCGGAACACCGGCGCGAGCGGCAGAAGCCCGGACTTTCCGGCGGCCACGGTGAGGGTGGCGTCGGGGATGGCGAGCCCGGACACGGTGCCCGGGGTGACCACGGTGACGGTGTGAGAAACCGTGTCGCCGTTCACCACGGCGAGGAACCGCCCGGGCCCGACCGGGGCGGTATCGCCCAGTGCGGTCGCGGCGACGGCCGCACCCGCCAGGTTGGGCAGGCCGCCGTTCACGGGGATCTCGGTTACAGCGAGCGCGGCCATGTCAGCCACCTGCTTTCTGAATCAGTTGGCACGGGGCCTTGGAGTACACGGGGGTCGACGGCTGCACGGCGGCCAGAACCCGGAGGACCTGTGCCTGACCGAGCCTGTCCGTGCCGCGCAGCTCGTCGCCGCGCCGCACATCGGCGCGCGGAGAGAGGAACACGGTGTGGTCGTGCTCGCTGCCCGCCTGCTGCGCGAGCATCCGATCAGCGTTGCTGGGCTGGTCGACCTTGGCCCGGACCGTGCCGGACTGCTGGACGAACGTGGTCTTCTGCCCGCCGTACCCGTCGGGCGTCGCGGTCGGCCGCCACACTTCCAGCCGCCGGTTCAGGTACCGGCCGGGCCCCCTCACCGCGACCTCATGAGGGAAATCCCGCCGCCGAAACGGGCGGCCAGGCGCTCGCGCAGATAGGCGGGCAGCTCCATGTCGGTGGCCAGCCCGTCACCGCCGTAGGTGACCGCGTAGTCCCCGATCCGCTCCGAGGTGACGACCTGCGTGCCGAGGCTGGCCCCGTCGTCATCGGCCCGGTGTGAGGCCAGCGCCCCGGCGACCAGGCGGCCGACCAGGTCGACGATGTCGGCCGGCACCTCGGGCAGTCCGTGCGTGTAGGTGACCTCCACTTCGGACGGGCCGTCGGCCGCGGTCCATCCGCCGTGCCGCCACAGCCGGTCCGAGCGGAGCCGCCAGTCCGTGACCGCCACCCCGTCCAGCTCCACGGTGGTGACGGCGGTGATCGGCGAACCGGGCAGCCGCAGCCGCTGGTCCGCCTCTCCCTCCACCGTCACCGTCGATGTGGTCTGCGAGATCGGGGAGCCGGCCGCGTCGCGGACGGCCGCCGAGGCCACGGTCAGGTACCGCTCCACGATGGTGGTCTCGGTGTCGTCCACGGTGAGGCCGAGGGCGACCAGATCGGCCACCGTCGCCAGAGGTTCCAGTGCCACGGTGACCTCCCGGTCGTCAGCTGACCATGTCGATCAGGTCGGCCTTGGTGTAGTTCGCTGCATCGTCGCGGGACATGAGACGGCTGGCGACGACGTGGTCGATCCACGCGGCCTTCGGTGCGCTGACCGGCGGCCGGTTCGGATCCGCCTTCGCCACGGGGGGAACCTCAGCCGGTGCCGCAGGCGCCACCGGAGCGGGCGCGGCCGGAGCCGCGGCCGGCATGTCGTCGTCGAGGTGGCGCCACTCGCCGGTTGCGAGGCGCTGCGTGATGTCCTGCTCCGTGAAGGCCGGGCCGACGGTGACCATGAAAGGTGCGCCGGCCGGGCCCCGGAGACGGATCCTGTCCCCGGGCTTCATCAGATGATCACGTCCGCCGCGGCGAGACCCGTCGCGCGGACGACCTTGCCGCCGTACAGGTGGAGGCCCTTCACGATGTCCGCGAAGCCCTTCTCCTTACGGGTCGCCTCGGTCTTGTTGATCTGCTCGGCGAACGTCACCGCACCGCCGTAACCGGCGATGATGAGCTTCCCCGCGCCCGCGCCCGGCCCGTCCGGGGCGTTGTTCGACTTGCGGATGGAGAACCCAGCGGCCTCGCCGACGATGCCGTTACGGCGGGTCGCCGCCGCCGCGTCATCGCCGGAGACGAACCGGTCGTCCTTCAGCAGGAGCCCGTAGAACGCGGGGGTGACGACCGACCAGCGGCCCTCGTCGGGCACGTTGTCCTCGTCGAGGACGGTCCCCAGGTCGACCAGCAGATCGTAGGCCGCGGCCGCGGAATCCAGGGTCTGCTCGTCCACCAGGTTGCCCGCGTCGACACCGGCCGCCATCAGGCCGGCGACGTGCGTGTCGGCGACGTCGCGCAGCTTGTACGCCGCCTTGCGCGCCTGCTCGGTGAGGAGCGCGCCACCGTTGCGGGCCTGCCGCTTCTCCACATCGTCGACCTCGAACGCGAAGTACTTCGACTGGTTGATGAGCAGCGTCAGATCGGCGTCGTCGACGTCCTCGATCGTGATGTCGGTGTGCGCCGTGTACGTGCCGATGGTCGGCTCGGCCAGGGACGTGATGTGGACGGTGTCGCCGTACTGGGAGATGTCGCCCTCGTAGTCACGGTTGACCACACCGGCGGCGCCGTAGACGTGAGACTTCTCCAGCGCGACCAGCAGCTCGGCGGACCAGACTTCGGGGATGAACGTGGCAATAGCCATGGTGATGTACTCCTCGCTTGACCGGGATTACCCGGAGAATCCGAGCGCGTCGTCGAGGCGGCCCTCGGCCTTGGCCTTGACGATCTGCGCCGGTGACATGGTTTTGAGGTCAGCCCGGGACAGCTGCTTCGGCTTCGACGCGGTGCGCGCCGAACCTCCGTCGCCGGTGCCCTGGAACCTCTTCACCGTTGCGGCGGCGAGGTAGGGCTTGGACTTGATGAGGTCCTCGATCGCTTCGGCAACCTCATCGGAATCGAGGTCACCGTTCTCATCGACCTCGAACTGCTCGAGGTCGAGAAACTTGTACGCGTCGGCCGGGTCCGCGAGCTTCCCCGCGGCGGCCGCCTTCACTTCGGCCCGGACGATCCGGACGTTGGCCTTGGCGAGCGCGTCGGTCTCTGCCTTGCGCCGAACCAACTCGGCCTCGTCGACACCATCCTTATCCGCCAGGCGCTGCTCGAGGTCCCTGGCCCGGTCCCGCTCCGCACGCCACTTGCCCTTCATGCTGGCGAGCGCGCGCTTGCCCTTGTCGCCCAGATCCTCGGCGCCCTCCGGGTCCGGCTCTTCGTCGGCCGGCTCGCCGTCCGGGGCGGTTTCCTCGTCCTCGTCGGCGCCGTCCTGGTCCTCGTCCTCGTCGCCGCCGTCCGCGTAGAACACGGGGGAGAACGGGGCGAGGGCGTAGGGGCGGGCCCAGCCGGGCGCGTGCGCGCGGGCAAGGCGGGGCAGGGTGCGGCGGTTCATGGGTACTCCCGTTGCGGGTTGAGGCTCGCGCATTGCGCGCGGGCAGTGTCAGACGATGAAGCTGTGCTGCCGCAACAGCCGGATCGCATGCTCGCGATCGTCGGCCAAGCGGAAGATTTCCTCCGGCATCAGGCGCGGCGTCCGGGACACCCGGTACCGCCGGCCCGGCTCCTTCTGCAAGTCCTTCAACCGCTTACCGGCGATGCCGCGACTCGTCGCGCCCTCGGATGTGACCTGCAGCTCGCGGCCGAACACGGTCGCACTGCTCATCCCGCGGCGGGCGTTGACGACCTGGGCGAGGTCCGCGCCGGCGTCGATGGCCTTCACCCCGGCCTCGCCAAACGTCTTCCGCCGCTGGGCTGCGGACATCCGGTCGTACAGGTCCTTCCCATCGAACGGCTCCGGCCGGTGATCCTTCGTGACTGGCTCCATGCCGCAGTGGCAGTTCGGATGCCGCAGGAACGCGGTGCTGACGCCTCTGGCCCGGGTGCCGGCCAGGATCACGCACCGCGAACAGGCGCCGGACTCGGGAACCCGCACGTAGGTGGTGACGTCCCGGCGGGCGGCCATGCCGATCTGGTCCGCCGCCCGGCCCGTGTCCGCGATCGCGGTACGCACCACGGCATCGAGGAGCGCCTGGCCGCTGGCCATGGCCTGGGCCACCGGTTTGCCCTGGGCGACGAGCCGCAGGGCCGTCCACATCGGGGCCATGAGAACGCTCGCGAGCAGCCGGCCCGCACCGTCGACGCCGACCAGCGAGGCCGGGTCGATCTGATCGGCGTCAGGCCGCTCCGGGTCGGCACCCAGCAACTCGGCGAGCCAGAGGTTCGTCGACTGCGCGGCCGCCAACTGGCCGCCGGACACGATGGCCAGGACTCCGCCGAGCATGCCCAGCCACGAGCCGTAGATGTTGTGCCGGTCGATGCCCCGCCACGCCTGGTGAGTGGCCCGTGCGGTTGCCTCAGCCAGACGGCGGCGCGTCTCCACGTGCACCTGGGTTTCGGGTGACGGGCTCATGCCGCCGGCTCCGTCTCCTCGTCCGGCTGCATCTCCGTCTCCGGCTCGGCCGCAGCGGCGGGCGGGCCACCGCCCATCAGCTGCCGCGTGATCTCCGTGACCGGGTCGGCCTCGGCTTCGCGTTCCTTCATCGCCACAACGTCGGCGACCTCGGTCGGAGTGAGCCCGTACCGCAGAGCCAGCCACTCGAACGGGAACCCGAGCTGCTTGAGCTTCAGCAGAGCGTCCGCCATCTGCGCGTGCGAGCGGGACTCCGAGTCAGCCCACAGGACACGGCCGGACCGCAAGGCCTTGGCCTTCACGTCCTCACCCCTGGCCAGGGCGATCAGCCGCGCCACCTCGCGCAGACCCTGCCCGAACCAAAGCTTCTTCTCGTCGACCCGCTGCACCAGCCCGGTCTCCGCCGCGAGCAACGCGTCTGCGGACAGGTTCGCCATCTTCCCGATGAGGTAGTGCTGCGGAGTGCGTGTTTGCGCGGCGAGGTGCCCGACGGCGACCTCGATGATCCCGGTGTACGCGGCCAGATTCGCGGCCTGCCACTCCGCGATCTTCGCGTCCTTGCCGGTGATCCACGCGACCCGGTCGACCTGGAACTTGTCGAGGTCGACGGGCTGCGTCCCGATGATCTCCCCAGCGGAGTTCAGCTTCGGAATCACCGGCCGCTCGGCGCCCATGACCACGCGCTGAGGAAAGCTGGCGTAGTCCGACGCGGTGAACAACTGCGCCCACAGCAAGTTGATCGCGTCCTGCATGGCCGTCACACCGGCCACATCCGAGATCGGCTCGTCGACGAGCATCGGCTTGTTGGGCAGCTCCACCATCGGCACGACACCCATGGGGTTCGGCTGAGGGTTCGGCTCAGCCGCACCCATATCGCGGGGCTCCCACCCCTTCAGCTCCTCATCGACGTCTTCCATCTGAAACGGCTTCTGCCTACGGCGGAGAGGCCGGCAGAACTTCCACACCTCGGACGCCGTGTACAGGGTGGCGTACTCCTGTGCGCCGTCCTGCCACTCCTTCAGTGCCGCACGCCGCAGCCGCCGCGAACCGGGCTCGTAGGCGACGATGCACTGTGACGCATCTTCGAACGTGACCACCGGCATGTCCGGGTCCTTCGGGTCGCCCCACACCAGGACGAAGCACCGGGCTCCCGTCACCGAACCAAGAAACCCCAGCTGGCTATCGACATCCAAACCGTTGACCTGCCACACCTCCCACAGGTCCCGGTCCGCCGAGATCTCCCCAGATGCCTGGAAACCGGTCACCGTCAGCCGCTCCACCGGGGAGTCGGCGACCACCTGCGTCCAGTTGTCGGAGAAGTCGCGGTACCGCTCACCGTGGAATTTCGCGAACTCGGCCGACGCGAACTTCAACAGGTGATCGCCCCGGTAATAGGCGTTATGCCGGTCGATGTCGGTACGCCGCCGGATCAACTCGTTCTCCAGCTTTTCGACCAGCTGGAGAGCCTGCCCCTCCGTAGCCATGGGCCCTCCCTCATCCGCCGTAGTAGTAGGACACTTCGAGCTCGGTGAGCCCCGCGGCGATCACGTCACCGAGCGCCTCATGCGCGAGGATGCTGGGGATGGTCGCGTCGATCTTCTGAGACGGGCTCGCCTTCCGCAGGACGTACCGGTCGGCCGGCCGAGCAGCTGCCCGGGTGTTCGCGATGTGCGCCTCAGTGATCGGACACCCGTCGTGCGTGAACGCCGCCCCGTCGCTGTTGCGCTTCAGCACGTCGGTCCGCAGCCGCTCCGCCGCCTCATGCATCTGCACCGGGCGCCGGGTCTGCCAACGGATCACGCGCTCCTCTCCGTACAGGTCGACCCACTCGTCGACCTCCGTGTCCCAGTACGGCGGGTCCGCGTACAGCCGCACCACGTCGTAGCGGCGCATCAACTGATCCATCGCCGCCCGCACCTCGGCGCGCGGAACCTGCCCGCCGTAGTCGGCCGGATTCCAGATCGTCGGCTCGTCGTTGTCCCCGTAGGCCGGGGTGAACTGGTAGCCCGACATGGTCTCGGCACGGATCGCTGTCCAGTCGTCGACGTCGGAACCGTCGAAGCCCAGCACGACGCGCGTCATCGGGCGCACCCGCTGGGGCTTCGCCTTCGCCGCCCACTTCGCCACGTCCAGCCATGACGCGCTACCGGCCACGCACCGGTTCCCGAAGAACCGTTCGGCCTGCGCCGGGTCCTTCTCCATGATCTCGGCAGCCTCGGCCTCGATCGCGTCCAGATCAACGTGCGACGAACCGGCGTACACGATGCTGTGGATCTTCCGGCGGTCTCGCTTGTTGGCGTAGGACAACGTCTTCGGAGCCTGCGGGTGATACCGGAAAATGTCCTTGGCCTTGGCCTCAGACGTCGTCTGTGCCACCGAGTTCTCCGACGGATCCCACCCGTTCGTCGTCTCCATCGACCGGCCGCCCATGCCGGCCGCGCCGCGGCGCTGGGTCTCGGCGACCCTGCGCAGCTTGTTCGCCGTGGTGTACAGCCCGGTCTCGTCCTGCATCGCGAAGACGATCGGGTTGCCCAGCCTGCTCAGCGCGGACGAGGTGACGACGTCGATCCGTCCGTCGTCCCCGACCCGGGTGAACTCCTCGCCCGACTGCATCAGCCCGGCGAGCGGCCCCCGCTTCACCATCGACCGCAGCGGCCGGTAGACGTTCGCGACCTGGTCCTCGCTGGTAGCGGTCAGCTGGATCAGCGGAGTCGGCCACGTGATGCCCATAGGCTCGCCGGGCTCGTAGTCGTACCACCACCCGCACCCGCACCCGTGATCCGAGCATCGGTACCGCTCCCCGGCCTTGGCCCAACCGTTGAAGACGGCAGGGCCGGCTGCCTCGGCCAGCACGATCGTCGCCGACCACGGCCCCTTCCCCGTCTTCTGCGGGGCAACGACCAGGCTGCGCCGGTAGTGGAACGCGGGCGCCAGCTGGCCTACGCGCGCGGTCGGGCGCACCCGGTAGTGGTTGACCGTGCACCACAGCTGCCACGGGTACAGCTCCATGTCCTCACCGGCACGGAAACCATCCGGCACCGGGCAATGAGCCTCGATCCAGTCCGGGACGATCCACAGCGTGGGGAAGTCGACGACGAACTCGGGCCCCGCGTCAGGCCCCTTCGCCACTGGGCACGACCTTCAGCCGATCCCGGGCAGAAGAGCGCCGGGCAGGAGTGCCAGCAACCGGACCATTGGCGGCGGGCTCGTCGACCGCCGGGGCGATCTTCCACCGGTTCCGGTTCATGCCCGCCACGCTCAGCCCGAGGCTGTCGAGGTACGAGCGCACCATCTTCTTCACGTCCACCCGTGCGTCCGCGCGCTCGGCCTCGGCCAGCGTCCGGACGAACAGCGCGACCTCCAGCGCCTGGTCCATGTCCTCCCAGACCACCGCCTGCGGCTTCGCCCACAGGTCGTCCCACAGCTCCAGCTCACGGTCAGAAGCGGCCGTCAGCGGCCACTCAGGCGGCTCGCCCGCACGGCCTTCCGCCGGCAGTGTCCGCCAACCGCCCTTGTCCATGGACTGTGCGCTCTTCAACGACCGTGGATCCGGCGGCGGCCCGGACACAGCGCGTGCTCCACCACGAGGCATGTTGATCACTCCTCAACGCCGCGTTGCGCGACACCGATTGCCGTCACCTTGCGTGACAGCGGGGACCCTCTGAACCCGGCGGACCTCCTCGCGCCCTCCCCCGCGCTCTCCACCCCCGGGGCCGGTCGGGTCCCTCCCCTGGGTGGGGTCACGCGGAGTCACGGTCATCCGATGAGCATGAGCTGTTCGTTGCCTCCTCGATCGCCCTTGATCGAGTTGCAGAGGAAGTGTGAGGTCCGGACGTTGGCGGGTTCGTGGGTTCCGCCTCGTGCGAGCGGGATGACGTGGTCAAGGCTCGGCGACAGCGGGTGAGGGGCAGGTGCGGTCTTGCGTACTGCCTTGCCGCAGAGGTGGCAGCGCCATCGGTCGCGCTCGAAGATGGCCAGCCTTGAGACGGGAGCGACGAACGCGTCGCGCTCGCGTGCACGCCTGCGGTGCTCCTCCTCGCGCCGGGTATGCCGTACCCGGGTAGCCCTGCACGCCTTGCTGCATGTGCTCACCGTGTACGGCGTGGCGAACAGCTTCTTGCATATCGCGCATGTGGTGAAGAAGACGCGAACGCTGGGCCACTTGGCTCTGTTGGGTATGCGCTCGGGCATCGCGGGATGCCCTTGAGGTAGAGGACAGATGCTGGTGCCGGCCTGGTAACTGTGCATGGCCTGGGCGCATGAGCGTGAGCAGAAGCGCCCGTTCTCGCGTGGGGTCTCGTGTGCCGTTCCGCACCAGGCGCACGCGATGGGGTAGCGCTTCCGTGTGCCGTGCTGCTGCTTCCAGTGCATGGAGCAGAGGCCGCGGGCTCGATGGGCCCGGGCGCATCCGGGTTCGGTGCAGGTGCTGGGCATGGGTGTCTCCGGGTATGACGAAGCCCCCGACACCCGGAGAGGGTCGGGGGCTTCTGCTCGTCGTGATCAGCGACGAGTGCCTATGGGGTTGTGGTCAGCTTCCGAATGTCTCGGCTGCTGTCTTCCTGCTGTGGTGCCTCTTGCTCAAGGCTTGCCAGTTGCTCGGGTCGTAGCCGCGTGGTCCGAGTGGTCCGAGGCCGTCGATGTGGTCGACCTCTGTCGCGAGGTCGCGCTGCAGGGGGAGCAGGGATGAGCACTGCTCGCATTCGCAGTAGGGGTGATCTTCGAGGTAGGCGGTGCTGGCCTTGCGCCAGGACCGGCCGTAACCACGGCTGGCTGGGCTGGGTCTGGCTGCTGTGGTCTCAGCGAGGCAGGGGGGGCATCTGCCTTGGGGGGTGAGGGTCGGGCAGCCTGGCGTCGGGCATACCTGCATGGCCTTGCGTCTGGGCATGGTCACCTCCCAGGACTTCGCGGGCTGGTCCGTCGTGCTCGTACCTGCGCCATCCGTCCTCGGGCGGGAGCTCACGGATGTCGCGCACCCATTGGGTCTGCTGTTCCATGGCTGCCTCCTGGCGTGGCGAGGCCCGGCGGTGCGTGGTGCACGGCCGGGCCTGGGTGAGGGTGGTTCAGAAGTCGGGGCAGAGGTACTTGTGGACGACGTCCAGGATCTTCGCGCCGGTGTCCGGGGTGTTGATGTCGGGAAGCCGGGTGTCGATCGTGAACCGGCCGAGCGTCGACTGCACGAGCTTGTCCCTGTCGTCGGGGGACGCCTTGATGGAGCCGCACTGGGTCAGTCCTCGGCTCACGGCCCGGTCGTCCTTGCCGGGCTTCACGATGCGCGGGTCGATGGCGTTGAGGGCCTGGATGTAGGCGGTGGCCGTGGCCTCGTCGGGCCCGGGGGGCAGGCCGGCGGCTTCGCGCGCCTTGTCGCGGTCGGCTTGGCTTGTGCTGGGCTTCTCGGTGTCTTCCTCGGGGCTGTTGCCGGATGTGGCGACGATGGCGATCACGATGGCCAGGAGTGTGAAGACGGGGACGACGAAGAACATGATGATCTTCTTGTTGAGGGAGCGGCGGCGGGTGGCTTGCTGCGGCGTCATTGGCATGGGGGCAGTCTGGCGGGCGCTGGGGTGTCCGGACTGCGGTGTGGAGGGGTTGTGACAGTGCCGTGACGGGATTGTCCGCGCGGGGCAGTGCAGCACCCTTTTGTTGTCCTGCCCCGCGCGGAGTGTGTGGGCGCGTTGAAGGCCCCGTCACCGTGTGGTGGTCGGGGCCTTCATGAGTCTGCGGTGCGTATGTCTTGACATACGCCTCCGGGGTCAGTGTGACGATGCGCGTTCAGATTTGCAAGCGGTGTGCCTGCGGTCGGTGACCTGGTCGA